CGGAGGCAAAGCCAAACTTGGAGGTGGCGCTGTCCTTGCTGAGAAGGCGGTCGATGTTGTCGACAATCCGTACCTCTCGGCTGCGGAAGGTGCTCTTATTGGTGGTGCTGTTGGTGGCGTGCCGGGTGCTATTGCCGGAGGCCTCATTGGTTTCGTGCTTGCAGATGGTGAGCGAGTTACTCCTGTTGATATGATCGCGATTCCAGCGTATCAGTATTCTGCAATGCTACAAGGGAGAGAGCCTACATTCCAAATCTTCATCAAAGAAGGTGAATTAATTGCACCTGTCAAACCGACTGACTTTATGGAATCTAGTGCTATTGTTGAAAATGTAGCTATGACTTTGGCAAAACCAAAACGCAAGTTGAATGGATGGCAAAAATACATCAAGCAAAAGAAGAACCACATTAAGTTCAAAAGTGGTAAAAACAAAGGTAAACTAAATCTTAAAGCGATGTCTAAAGCATTCAAGAGGGGGAAAAAATAGATGCCTATACTAACTATTCGTGAAACACTAACTGGAACTTTAGACCCTGATGTCCAAGGTGGCCAATCTTCTGGATTAGTTCAAAAAAGAATTAATCTTCCAGAAGGCAAAGCATTCAAGATCTTGTCTATACAGGGATTTGATGACAATATGGAGATAGTAGGAATTCGTAATCCAGAGAATAACAGTGCTTGCACAAGAGAAGTTTATGTTACTCCATTTCCTGTAGTGCCTACAAATATGGATTGGGGATTTACTAGTGAAATAAGAAGCGCATCTAGTGTAACTGGTGTAGGTTTACTTGCTGGCGATAACGCTTGTCTATACAAGAGGCTTGATGCTACTTTGAATACCTATACGGAAGGATTACCTCAATCTACAAATTACTTTACGGAGGAATTTCCTAATCCTAATGTTGCTACTAATAATCCTTACACTTGGTACACCAATCATTGTTACCTTACGATGAAATATAATTTCGCAGAACTTGCTGAACCAGTCGATGTTAAGTTTTCATTTTACATTCAGGTTGAAGTCAAAAATGTTTCATCTTTGGTTAGCACAATTGGTACTTACAAGGAAATGCTTGAAGCGCAATGTCGCTTACTTTCCAGTACTCTAAACTCTATTTCACCTGCAGGTGGTGCTGCAGGTCGCAGTATGCCATCTTGGCAGTTTGGAGGAATAAGACCTGAGATTATGATATCATCAGCTAATGTGTTACGCTATTACAATCGTGTAGCGTCTAGGGCATACCAAGACATGGATTCAGTTAGTGCATTCCGAACACGCTACAAAGAAGCAGTCACTATGGTTGATTATGATGCCGCATTTGGTGATACATCGACAAATATTCCAGATTGGATAACATTGATGGACGTGGCAGGAGTTACTTCTGGTATAATTCGACCATATCCGCCACCTGTAAAGTTCAGTGGTAATGGAAATACAGTGATGTATGATGCTAACGGACTTCCTGCCACTGTTGTAACATAAAACTCTTATTCACTAGTGAATGGGAGTTATGACAATACAACTAATATTGAAGGAAATGCTGCTCCTTTATCGGTTCCATACTTTAGACGCTTTGAAACCATTAGAATATGCGCTCCTGCTTCGTGTAAGAGCTTGTACCACTTTGTTGAAGAATCATGTTTCAATAACATAGTAATGAAGGTGCCATTCTTTTCATGTGTTTCAATTGCCTTCTTTACCCAAGGTAGAGGGTTTGAATAAGGTGGATTAATGAATATACGGTTTGCTGTCCAATCCATAGACAATGAACATGCGTGTTCATCTTTATTCCAATTAATAGGGCAAGGATCCCATGTGTTTTCATTAACGCAAAGATTCCATAACCATTCATCGGTTGAATATTTGTCTCTCATTCTTCTTCCTCCTCACATAGTCCGTGTCCAATAGGACACGAACAGATTTTACATATTTCAAATGTAAATCCATGATTTGCTTCAATAGGAATACAAGTCATTCTTCTTCCTCCAAACATTCAATCGTTCCCATGCAATAGCATGCGTCTTCATCACACAGTTTCACTTTAGTAATCTTCATTTAGTTCACATCCTCAATCATTGCTTGAATTATGTTTGCGAATGTTGTCAATCCGTCTTGTCTTAATTTATCTCGAACGGTACAAAGTAAGTGAACAGTGTCAAAGTCAAAAGGTGAAACTTCAGACCTTTGTCGAAGGTACTTTTCCACTGCATTTTGAATGAACTTAGATCTAGTTCCCATTCTTTTTCTTCCTTCTAATTCACCGATTAATTTAGGGGGTAAATACACCTTAATTTCCTGTTTTCTGCTCATGGGGGGGTCTCCTCTTGACTAGGGGGGGTCGTTACTATTATTTAGACGTTGGGTTTTCGGGCCACTGCGACGCAGTTAGACCCTTGGCTTCGGCCCACATGTTCAAGAAAACGAATTCACTATGTATATTAACTATCAATTGGGACATCCCATCATGGCAAAAAATGCAGGGGATATAATCCTTAGAGATAGAATGGAGTTTGATTTAGATTCAAACGGAGATAGAACAACAGTGTACGGAAGAATTGACTTATCAAGTTACATTTCCGTAACTGAAAAGAAAGGATTAGCTGTAAAGCAAATCTTCTTTCAAGTAAGAGAACAAAATTCAGAACTATTGGATAATACCGGAGTTTGGGATTGGATGGTTGCAGATGAAGTAGCAGATGCTAGTGGACACACAGCAGCATTGAAAATTTACGCAACTTCTAGAGCGTATGAGAACGCTGCTGATGTTGGAATCGCAAGTCCCGACGTACTTTGTATTAGAGAATATATCTCTCAAACAAGCCCAGGAGAAAACGGTGGCACAAATGTCGGCACGTCTTACGCTTACACCGACCGTTTTTATGGTCCTATGGATTTGCATCCAGAGGGTTACACTTTAGTTTCTGATTTACTAATCGGCGTTGCTGCGGACCGTTGGTTAGCAAACAAGACCGAACCTTACAATACTTTGGAAATTGATATTCTGATTATTGCTGAAGAAGTAAAAGTCACTCAAGACCGTATGAACGATATGCTACAACAGGCTCAAGACCTTTGATGGGGGTCTTTAGTTGGTTAAAGGTAAAATTGTGAAGAAGGGAGTAAAGGGTGCAATCAAGCAAGCCGGAGGCAAAGCCAAACTTGGAGGTGGCGCTGTCCTTGCTGAGAAGGCGGTCGATGTTGTCGACAATCCGTACCTCTCGGCTGCGGAAGGTGCTCTTATTGGTGGTGCTGTTGGTGGCGTGCC